AGGCAGCAAGAAAAGCCGGGGTTCCATATGGTGCAATAATTATTTCAACGCCAAATAAAACAGTAGGTCCAGGTGCCTGGTTTTTTAATAGATATAGCAAAGCTTTAAGAAATGAGGGACTCTTTAAACTATCAATTATATATTGGAGAGATATTGAAGAATTAGCATCGGATCCACTGTGGTTTTCGCAACAATGTGAACTGTTTGACAACGACCGAAAGAAAATCGAACAGGAACTCGAACTCAAATTCTTGCCCTCTGGCGGATCATTCTTTGACGAAACAACTTGCTTAAAACTTCAAAATGGTTCCATTGATCCAATTGAAACTTTTAAATTATTTGACGGAGAAATCTGGAAATTTGAAAATCCCATTCCAGGAAAATATTATATAATGGGAGTTGATACTGCCCCAGAATTTGGGGAAGATAAATCTGCTATTACAATTTGGGATTATGAAACATTAGATCAAGTATGGGAATATCAAACAAAATGTAAAGTAATGGATTTCATAAAAGTTGTAAAGTATGCCGCTGCACAATATCCTGGCTCAATTGTAATAGAAAATAATTCATATGGAAATCAAGTAACAGAAGAATTATGCAATAGTGAATTTGTAGGAATGGTTTATAAAGAGAAAAGAGGAGAAAATAAAATAGTTCCTGGTTTATCAAACAATTCAAAAACAAGACCTTTAATGATAGATGCATTGTATTCTTATATAACTCAATTTCCCAATATGGTTAAATCAAAAAGATTAGCATTAGAGTTAATTGGATTAGTTGATAAAAAAGGAAGAGTTGAAGCAGATTCTGGATGTCATGATGACTTAGCTCTAACATTAGCTTTTTGTATGCATATTCGCAAATACGACCCTCCAATATTCCTGGATATTAATAAAACTGCTCAAAATGCTTTTATGGATATTTTAGCAATGAATGGTGAAGGATCAATGAAATTTACCGATGATTCAAGTATTATGAAACATGTTAAAGAAAATGTATTTAAACCAGAGGATTCTTTAATAGATACAATTAGTCTTTTTTATGATAGAGGATAATAAACTATGACCAATTCAATTCAAGAATTATTTGCTTTACCAATTGGACTAAAACTTGTAGTTACAGTTGATGAGATTCCTCTCTATGGTTCACAAACATTGAATGATAAATTTATCCAAGCAATTAAAGTTTCTAAAAGAGGAAAGATATTTTCTAAAGAAGTAACTGAAATGATTAATACTGGAATGATTATCCCATGTTTTGCCGATAGTGGAATTTTGTCATATTTTAGAAGAAGAATTTCAAAAGATACTAGTGGTGGTTTATTAAGAATTTTAAGAATATTAGTTGCAGGAAAAAATCCAATTAATCATCCACTGGATCATATATTAGCTTTTTATGATTTCAAATTAAATAAAATAATTATTTTAGTTAGTAATCATATAACAGAAAAATTTTCAAATACTGCTTCTGATAACTCTATTGCTCTTTCTTTAAGTCATGAAATGATGCATATGTACGCTCACCAAAATCCTTACAAATTTTTAAGTTTGTTTAAAGAGGAATTAAACTCGTATTATTTGTCATATTTCACAACTATTTTTAAACTTAATGATGATAAAATGATAGAAAATAGTATAGAACCTATTTATAAATACTTATTCTTAAAATGTGAACTATCTTCATCTGTATCATTAAGTAATGTTTTACAAGAATTATATAAATTGGAAAAATTTTCTAGTTTAGATAAAAATAAATTTAAAGATGTTGCAATTGATTATATAAAAGTTGTAAGATTATTATTACAAAATGACATGACTAAATTTATAGGTTTATCAAAATCTAAATATAAATATTTAATTGTTCCATTATATAAATCTTATAAAGAAGCTTTTGGAAAAATTCCAGTTAAAGGAGCAGCTCAAGAATTAATATATCCATCAGAAGTAATATGTGGATATTCTGATATAAGATTAGATTCAAAGGTTAGAACTGCGTTACAATCAATCTCATAATTTTTTATTGGAGAATTAAACCAAATGGCAAAAGATAAATATGGTGCTGATAATATTGAATATGGAAAAACCTTTGCAAGAGATCCTAAATTCAATGATATATTGTCCAATAATTCAATTGAGGATAAAGTAAAAATAAGTCAAGCTCATAAGAATATTAATTCTTTAGCTGGAGTATTAGAAAAATCTCAAAGAGATGCTCATAAACAATTAAAAAGTATATCTGGTTCTCTTTCATCAACCGCTAAACAACAAGAAAAAATAGTTAAACAAATTAGGATGAAAGAATTATCCAGTTCAAAAGAAATTAAAGTTGTAGAAAAATCTGTTCAACAAATTTTAGGAAAACTTGGATATTCAATTGATATATTAGGAAAAAGTTCTAAGAAGATTTTAACTGATACTGCCAGAACTACAAAACAAACTCTAAGTGAATATGGAGCGGCATTAAGTTCAGATTTCAATATTAATAAAACTAATTTTTTAGCAATGTCTTTAGCAAAAGCTTCTCCAATTTTTGGATACTTTGTTGGAAAGTTTATGGAGACAAGTATATTTAAAAATTTTTCTAATTTAATAAAAGAAAAAATGGGAATGGCAGTAACTTTTGTTGCAAATAAAATGAAAGATCTATGGGGAAGAGGAAAAGAAAGAACAAAAGATTGGTGGTCTAAAAGGAAAGAGAGTAAAACTAAAGGAAAAGAATTACCAAAATTAGCAAGTGGTGGAATAGTTCAAAAAGAAGGCGCCGCTTATATACATGCCGCTGAAGTTGTTGCCCCATTGGATAAATTGCAAAGTATAATTGAATTAGCAATGAAACCAACAGTTGATAAATTAGATTCGTTGATAAGAATTCTTAAATTTTCTGCAATTGTTAGTGTTGCAAAAACTACATATAAATGGTTTAAAAGAAGCAAATATTCATCATTCTTATCTAAAAATAAAGATCCTCAAGTAAAATTGTCTGAAGATTTTAATACATTCTTTACTTTTTCTATGGATAAATATGATGATATGATAGAAGCAATTAAAGGAAAAGCCAATGATTCTTCAAAATCATCAGGTTCAAAAGTAGACAAAATTAAAGCAAGACTTTCTGATTTAAAATTAAAAGAAAATTCTGAAAAAGTTAAAAAAGGAACTTTGATTTATTATAAAAAAGCAATTGTTGCCATTAAAGAAGAAAAGCAATCAAGAAATGTACAAGAAAAAGTTTTAACTAAAATTAAAAAGGCAACAGAAGGAACTGAGAGCAGATTAGGGATAACTCAAACTTTCCTCAAAGGAAAAATTTCTTCAATTGGAACTATATTATTAATTGTATTTGGATTTTTAAAAGACAAAATAGGAAAATTATTATCTCTAGTTGGAAAAGCCGTCAAGTTTTTAGTGAAACTTCCATTTAAAGCAATAGGTGCAATTGGTAATTTTTTAATTAAAAGATTTCCGGCAATTGCGGGCGCTTTATCAATTATGGATATGGGAAAAGATGCCATTGTTGGAGCCACAAAAGCTAGAGAATGGCATGGAGTTAAAGAAGGAGAAAGTGTTTCGGCTTCACAAAGAGTATCGGCAGGAATTGGTTCTGCATTGGGCGGAACAAGTTCTGGAATTGAGGGGGCTAAATCTGGCGCTTTAAAAGGTGCTGGAATCGGTATGATGATTGGAGCCTCAGCAGGTGGCCCATTTGGTGCAGTACTTGGAGGAGCTTTAGGCGCAATAGCAGGAGGATTATTAGGAGCGGTTGGTGGAAAAAATATCTCTATTGCAGTTCAATCTGTTTGGGATAGTATTAAAAGTATTGTTTCTGGCGCATGGAAATTAATAAAACTTCCATTTAAAATAATTGATGCATTAGGAACAAGAGCAAAAAATTATTTAAATGAAAAAACAAAAAATTTTAGTGATTATTTTAATAAAAAATTAGATGGATTTATTGACCCAATTTTTAAAGTTGTAGATCCAATTGTATCATTTCTAACTGATAACATTATGTGGTTAGTCCAATCTATTAAAAAAGTATTTAATTGGACAATGCATCCTTTAGATGGATTGAAAGAATTAATGGGTGGGTTGGGAAACAAGTCAACTAATGTTGTAAATACTGCAAAGAATGTAGCAAATGAAGATATTAAAGAAAGAAAAATTTCAATTGATTCAATTGAATCTGGAGCGATGAAATGGGCAAGAGGATATGAATCTGGTGGAGTTGTTCCAAAAGCCCCAAATGGTGGAATTGATGGAAGAGGTGGACAACTAGCACTAGTTCATGAAGGCGAACAAATAATTACAAAACGTGCTGTTGAAAGTGCAAAATTATCTGGTAAACCACCGGCAGGTGTTGCAATGGGAAGTGCTAGACCAGATATGTTATCTTCATTAATTGAAGGTTTAAAAGAAGCGGTAGGAAATCCAGTAAATGATTTATTTGGAAAATTAAAAGTAGGATATGAAAGAGTTAAAGAATCACTAGGGCCATCTTCTGGATTTGGTTGGTTGTCAAGAATGTTTGAATCAGCAGGAGCCGGTCCATCTGCAATTGGTTGGGATAGTACCGGAGGAAGTTCATATGGTTATTATCAAATGGCAGAAAAAAGAGGGGTTCCTCAACAATTTTTAAAATCATTTCCTAAAATTGCAGAGAAATTTGCTGGCATGAATGTAGGATCACAATCATTCAATGAAAAATGGAAACAACTTGCATCAACAGATCCTAGTTTTGGACAATCTCAGCATGACTTTATAAAACAAAAGTATTTAAATCCATACTTAGATAAGATTAAAAATAGTACAGGGTTAGATTTAAGTCTTAAAAATCCAGTTGTAAAAGAAGCAGTTTTATCAACGGCAGTTCAATATGGGCCCAATAGTAATGTTATTCCTAGTGCTTTAAAAGGAATGACACAAACTGCAAGCGATGAAGATATTATTAGAAAAATTGGAGAATATAAATATTCAAATGTTTCATCTAATTTTAGGAGTTCTACACCGGAAATTCAACAAGCTGTAGCAAATAGAATTAGAAAAGAAACTTCAATTGCTCTTGGTGCATTAGGAACAGGACAAGGAGTAAACCCACAATCATTACCAAAAGCTAAAACTGGCGGAATTATTACTGGAGATGGGCCTATTTATGCACATGCTGGAGAAATCATTGGGCCAATTAAAGACGTAAAAGATTCAATTATAAGCGCATTATTAAATAAAAAAGATGTAGCAGGAATTCAAACAAATAAAGATTTTGCAACAGCCAATTTAATTAATGAATCAAATAAGGGATTTAAGAATGCGGCATTAGACTCGATGAATAATAATGGAAAACAGGCGGCAATTATAGTCACTAGTTTAACAAATTCAGTTTCGACTTCAATAAATAATTTATCAAAATCAATTGCATCTAGTGGTGGCCAAGGAAATAATGGTGGAAATAATAAAGATGTCGATGCAGTTTTACATGGAAATGTTTCATAAATTTCTCAAGGAGTATAAAAATGGGCATAGCTACAAAAAGTAAAACAAAAGCAACTAAAAAAGCTTCAATTCCTATTCCAAAGAAAACAGTATCATTGCCGAGTATTATAGGTGGTCCGCCAGAAACTGGATCTAGCATAGATGTAACAGATAATTTAAGAAGAAATTCTAGACTTTTAATAGATGTGTCTCCTTGTACTACAGCAGCAAATCAAGGACCATCTTTATTTTCATTAACGCCATCTTGGAAAAAATATGAAGAATTATTAAAAGATGTTGGTTTTTCGCCATCTGCAAGTCAAATTGTTAAGAAGTCTATAAGATTTGCATGTTCAGCAGAAAATTTTCCAACAGACACTTTTTCAAATGAATATGGAGAACATTTTCTAAATCAAATTACGGATGTAGCCGGCGGGGGATTTGGACAATTAGCACAAATGATGGGAAAAGATACCGCAACTGGTGCATTAAAAGAATTAGGTGGTTTGAGCGAAGGTATTGGTAAATCAATTGGAGGAACGTTAGGACATTTAGTTGGAGGATTAGGAGGGGCTTTACACACGATTGGAGAAGGTGGTCATAATGCAATAAATAAAATGGTAGCAAAGGGCGGATTACAAGGATCTATTGGACAAAGTATGCAAAAATTATTAGCTGGGGCAAAAATAGACTTTCCAATGATTTGGAAAAATAGTTCTTATAATCCGACATTCTCTTGTAATATCAGATTATACAATCCAAATCCAGCAAGTAAAAGCACTACAATGAAATATATAATTGGACCATTAGCGGCAATTTTAACACTAGTTTTGCCACAATCAGAAGATCAAAATTTTTATAACTGGCCATTCTTTTGCATGGTTGAATGTAAAGGTTTATTTAAAATTCCAATGGGCGCAATTACTAATGTTACAATTACAAAAGGTGGTGATAGTGGATTAGTTAGTTTTAATCAGAGAGTGTCAATGGTTGATATAAGAATGGATTTTATTAATTTGCATAGCACTATTTTATTGTCAAAAAATGGAGCAGAATCAAGACCAACTTTGAAGGGATATTTAGATAATATGATATCTTCACATGAGCCAGCAAAAATATATGGAGAATCTAATGCAGTTATTAGCGACCCAACTGCTTCTAATATATTATCAAAAGCTTCTTCAATGTCTAGCAATTCATCTAATCTTGACAGTCCACCTCCAGCAAGAACCGATACGTCTATTTTAAATAGAGCAAATGATTTGATTAATCAAGGAACTTTTTATACATAAATTAACAAACTAAATTTCTTGTATAAAAAGTAATATAAAAAGCTAAAAATGAATTAAATTGAAATTGTGTTTGATTAGTCAATTTATTATATTTATCTTCAAATTTAGTATTTTTAATTATTTTTACAAGTAGATTATTAATTTCTTGTTTAAAATAAACTGTTTTTGATGTTCTTTTCAATGACATTAATTTTTTAACATATGGGATAAAATCTTTACCACAAATTTCATCTACTGATTTTACATCTTTTAAAAACAATTCAATTATAAATTTAATATCATTTGACATATTAGTATTTTGTAATTCTTTTACAATAACTGTTGCCAGTGATACATTTACTCTAGTTAAACTTCTTGCTTGATCAAATGCTTTATGATCAATTTCTTTATAAACACATATCTTATTAGATATTAACTCAGCAATATGACTACCTTTTTCTAATTCTCTAGGAAAAATCTCTTCTCCAGTTTCAGTTTCTTTCTGACTACCAATCCCAAATCCTTCGGCATCATTTCTGTAATATGCTTCAGCAAAACTTCTTAAACTTTGAGCAATTCTCCCTCTTGATTCATAAAGAAATCCTGATATTTTTTCAGCATCTAATTCAATGAATGATTTTGTATATCTTTTTCTCATCTCAACCGCAAGATGAAATAATGCATTTGAAATTGTCTTTTCTCTAGTAAATAAATGAGTTGGATTTAAGTGATCTAATGTATATGAGAAAACTTCAGGTTTACAAAATTTTAAAACTCTTCTAATAAAATTTCCATACTGACGTATCATATGATATATCATAAAAATTGAAAATGTTTGAGTATCTTTCTTTTCTAAAAAATGATACATTAAAATCATTAATAGATTAGACCCAACATCTGATTGTAATAGAGCATCTTGAGCTTTTGTTCCTGAATAAAATCTTTTAATAAAATCTTTTATATCTTTTTCTTTTAATTTTGTAAGATTTATTAACTCATGATAATGTTTCTTCCAATCAGGATAATAACAAGGTTCGGATAAATTATTCAACTCATTGACGGCAAGTCTGGTAATGTATGTTTTAATTTTTACATCATCGAAAACTGCATTTTGTAAAATAATTTGCATTTAGTATACCCTTATTGAAATTGAACTTCCATCAAAATATATGTATTCCGGAGAATATTCTAACAACTCTGTTTCGGCCAATGAAGTTAATTCATAATCAAAGAAAATATTTGATTCAGGTTTTATTAAGTTACAATGACTTACTCCGGTTACATCTTGAATTGTTTTAATAATTTCAGATTTGTATAATGTGATATTAGGACCAAATCTTGAAGAATATTCTGTTAATAAAGTATCTTTTATAAGATTAGATAATTCAATATCAGATCCATAATAATTTGAAGCTTTGAATATTTCAGCCTCTATAATTAATGGGATTTGATATTCCATTAATACCCATTTATTTCCATTATAAATATATTTTCTTCCTTTGTTTGTAACGTAAACAATATTATCTGTTACTGGTATAAAGTAGTACCAAATTGTAGCAGTTGTATCAATGCATTGTGCAATTTGTCCATATTTATTCGCCCAAGTTCCAGATTCTGTATAACCAACAATATATCTATCACCAATGGTTGGATTTGTAGGAGGTGTTGTAATTCCAATATCAATACAATCACTTTTTGAAACTGTATTGTATTTCATGTTTATCATACTTCCTGTTGTATTTGTAAATTTTAAATTAGTAAAGTCAGTTAACATTCGATAAGATTTAAAATCCATTGCAGTCATCATATTTTGTAAAATATCTAATTCAAAATCTTTTTTAACAATTGAGTCATAATAATCTTTTTCAACAACTGGAATATCATAAATAATTGTAGTATTTGAAGTAGAATCTATTTCAGCATTTGACATCATAAAATCATTCAATGATTTTGCAAAGGTAACTTGTGAAGAATAAGTTGCAATTGGAGTTCCTGAATTAGTAAAAATTGTTAATTCTAAATCAATATTTCCTTTGGGGAATATTGTATATGGAGTAAATGTATATGCGAATTTTTTATTTAATGAATCATTTACCATAGAATAAATTAAAGATGTATTCACAACTTTTAATTCAGCAATACATAAATCATAATCAGATTCAGTTGAATTATAAGATAATTCAAAAATTGCAGAACTTCCTGATTTTGTTATTGCCAATTTAGAACAAACAATATCATAAACAATTCCATAACTAGTTATCAAAATTGGAACATTTTCAATTTCATACATAATATAATCATAATAAGCAGAAGAATTGATCAAATCAACAGTTATATCAAATAAGGTATAATAATCTTCAGAATCAATTGTAATCAATGTCTCTCTTGGAATATATGTTGTTGATATTGGAATTGTATATTTTGCATTTCTAGTTGGAACAATTACATTTTCAGTTATAGTTTCTCCAGTTATAGAAGATAATCTTGTTGAAGTTCCAAATTCGACAATTGAAAATAATTGAATTTCATTACATTTAACATCAGATCTTTTTAATACGGGCAATGTATTATTAGCAATTGGTGTATCTGACATAATAGAACCAGCATTTTTATAATCATATTCAGAAACTAATCTATTCAAAGCAACCAAATTTGCAATTGAATTACTTCTAATTTCTTGAATTGATTCTTCATCTTCTCCACCACTAGCAGGAGATGGATTTGTACAAGTATAATTTACAATCTTTGTTTTTCCATAAGAATCGGTGACGTACATTCTGTCACCCGATTTAATAGAAGATGAAATAACATTACCATCTGCACCTTCAGTAATAGAAGCAGTTACTTTTATAGTAGACCCGCCTAAAGGTTGAACCCCAATTAAACCATTTCCAAAAGTTAATCTTCTTCCAGAACTTGTAGTTCTTGAAACATATCCATAATCTGTAGCAGACATTAAATAAACACTATTATATTCCGTATATAATCTCCACGATGAGCTATCAGGATCTTTAACCTCAATAGTTAGAGAAGAAACTTTTCCATCTAATGGAACATCAACAGTTATAAATTGATATAATTCAATATCATCATCAATTTGAAATTCTTGAATTACTTCTTTATATTGTCTGACTGGCAAAACAAAAGTAAATGAAGGATCAGTTGAAGTTGAATCAATATTTACAGGAATATTATAAGTTTTTGTTGAATCTTGAACAACTGTAATATTAACATTTGTATTATTTGTTATATCAATAGTGGTATCATAATAAGTTATAAATTCAGTTTTTTCGGCGTAAAATTTAAAACCTTCTGAAATATTAAAAGTTGTATTTACATCAGTGAATCCAAATGGTATATTTATTAAAATATTCGCAACAGAATAAGATGCTTCAGAAGGATTATATCCTAAAAATGCAGATAGATTATGGATAGACTCAGGAAGTTGTGCAGTTGTTAAAAAGAACTCCTTATAACTAGATGATGAATAGAAAAGAATATTCGATGTAAGACTCGCAAGAGTATCAATCATAAAAGATAAAAATGAACTCTTCACTAAATCAACATTTTCCATTTCAAGATAATATTGCATGTACTCAATAATTTGATTTCTAATATTATCTCTTGATATATAAATTTGATTAGATAAAGTTGTATCTATTGTTGAATTAGAAGTTGCCATCTATTTTCCTTTTTTATACAAAATATAATCCTGAATTTTGGTCAAATAATGAATTTAAATTCTCTCTTATTGCTTCATTCTTTGATAACATTTTTGTCATAGAAATTGATTCAGAAACTTGGTGGATTTTTTTATCATAATCAAAGAAGATTAAATTTTCAGAAACTTGTAAATCTAATTCCGTACTTGTTCGACTTTGTTCTGCACTACATGTGCATTTCCAAAATGTTTTATCACCAGGACTTTGTTTTTGAATCCCAGATACTACAAATAAAGCATGAGTTTGATCTTCTTGTAAATAATTTTGATATAATAAAATCATATCATTAGCATAAGGAGTGATTCCATAAGAACTAGGAATTACAAATCCAGTTCGGCCATCATTTAATAGACCGTTTTCTGTAGCATCAAATATTGTGTCAGTTTCTTCAATGAAAAAAACAGGTAAAGTTAAAATTTTCTTCCATTTGATTCCTGAATATGTTCCTATTTTTTCATAATAACCACCCATCAAATTTTCATCATCCCAAACAGTTTCATCTTTATCTATATTATAATAAGTTACTAAATAAGCTTGACCATGTTTAGAATAATAATCGTATAATAGTCTCCAATAATCTACAAAATAATCATTGATTCTATTATAATTTTGCATTCTTTTTATTTCTCTCTTTAATTTTAAATTGATAGTTTATTAGTTTTATCTTAGATTTTTCCAATCTATCATATAAATTTTGTAAATATGAAATTGTACTTTTTCTACATTTTTTAGAATTTTTGCTATACCAACAATCATTTAACTCAGATTTAACATCTTTGATAGTTTTTTCAATAGATTGAACATCACATAATTTATAACAAAGTTTTTTATCTAATTCATCTTTTTTATTTCTACAATGAATTCCACATTTATAATTATACATAGTCAATAATTTGTAAATTGCATATATTCCAATTCCACCTGGTGCAACTACAGCCGTGGTAATCATTGTTTTGTCTAAATGTCTATCCAAATGTAAATCAGTTTTTTCTAAAATTTTAAATAAGCTATCAATCTCCTTATCACTAAGAAAATTGATAGCCTCAATTAATTCATTTCTATCATAGTTTGTAATTTTATTTTTAATTACATCACTATTGTGTATAACTTCCAATAGAAAATTTTTAGTTTTATTCATGATTAATTTTAAGAAGCTTTTTTATTTCTTTCTTGATTTAGTAACCAGAACTAAATACTGTTGATATTTTGTATGCCATTTAATTAGTTCTTTAGAAAGTTTTTCCTGACATTTTGATGGATTTGAGGTAGATGAACATTTTCCCATATCTGATTTAATCTGTCCAATTACCTTTTTAATTGCTTCCATTTTACATACATTCTGAGCTTGTTTGTTTCCAAGATTTTTTCTAACACAAGGATCTGTAAGTTTTCTATATAGATATAGACCAGCAACTGCACCAATCATACCCTTAAATTTAGCCTTCTTAATTGCTTTACCACCAACGTCTTTTAAAGGATGAACATTTCTTGTTTTTAAAATTGTTTTTGGTCCAGCTTTTAATGGTCCACCACCGGCTGCATATTTTGCAAGTTTTCTTCCGGTATATGCGGCAATCCCATATTTTGCAGTCTTTTTAGTTTTTGATTCAAATTCTCTTTTCTGTTCAGCCGTAACTTCAATTCCTTCATTGAATAGAAGACCAATTACTTTTTCATATTTCATTTCTTTAATCTTATCATATAAAAGAGTCTTCTGAAAGAATGAGAGTTTCTTATCTAATGATTTGCTTTCTTTAACAATTGACATTAAAACTTCTTTACAAGAAAGTTCTATTAATCTGCTATCATTGCTCATAATAAGTATTTTGTCCTCCTAGTTTTTGATATTTTTATGATTTCTTCAAATCTTTGTTTATCGCCCATATAGGCAGCTTGTTTAGCAGCAACCATTTTCATATCTTTATCATTTACTTCTCCGGTTACTAAATTCAAATCTCCTTTAATTAAATAAATTCTTCTATTAACAGTACTATATTCAACTTCATAATTTATTTCTAAATTTGATTTAATATTAAAACCTTTTTTTGAGAGATTTATTATATATTTTCCAGGTGAAGGATTAGTTGAATGACAATTAATGGATTCAACTTCTACAAATCTTTCACCAAAATATTCAAATTCACCATCAATTGTTTCATCAATAATATCTTCAGGAAGTCGTACTAATAATTGAGCGGCATACGTATCATCTTCTTCAGTTAATTGTCCAACTAATGCTAAATACATATATTTTTTAGGATCAATAGGAATAAAAAATAAATGTGTATTACTCTTATGACGTTTAATTAAAACCCCTTTGTATTTTTTAACTATACAATATCTAATAGTTCCATTCATCTATGATAGATCTCCTCTATCCTTTTTAATTTTGTTCTTATTTTATGCGAAACTCTGGTATGTATTTTCATCTAAGGTTAAACTAAAATCACTTGTTTCTCCAGCATAATCTGCAGTTATTGAAATATTGAATCCTTTCATATTGCTAAAAAATTCAACAGATACATCTGCAACATTTGCTCTATCATCATATGTAGATAAACATCTTATAATTTCATCTTTTATTGCTTCTTGAGTTTGTGAATCAGCAGGCTCAAATAAAAATAAATATAAATTACTCCCAAAGTCAGGATCATGGTCCATAGAACCTTTGGGAGTAATTAGTATATTATTCCAAGAAGTAAGTATGGCATCTATATCAAATAATTTAGAAAAATCACCACTAGAAGATAACTTGGAAGAAAAATCCAAAATTCTTCCTGATGATCCAACTGAAGTATTTTTAAATTTGTCTAATATATTTGCCATTTATTACCTCTTAGTTTTTTGTGAAGATTTAATTTTTGCCTCTTGTTCTTTCATTATTTTTTGCCTTTCTTCTTCCAACTCAGTCTTCCATTTAATTAAATCATAAAATCTTTTAACAGGCATAAAAATAATGTCATGATATCCCATTTTCATCAATTCAATTAATGAAAATATATTTTCGGCTAAACTCTTCTTGTACCGCTCGATATCATTATGAAGAGTACACCATACGAAAAAAGTTTTCCACTAAATCAATATTTACAATATCTTCAACTCCGCAATGCTGACAAAAAACTTGCATTTTTAATGAAGTTCCATATTGTCCAAATTCTTCATTAAACTTTTCATAAATTTCTCTTTTATCTTTTGCAGGTAAAGTTCTATAAGCATCAACAATATCAATTCTATTTTCAATGACCAAAGGTTCAGTACTAGATTCAATCTCCTGTTCAAACCTTTCAATAATTAATGTTTCTGTAATTATATCCATTGTTGTTCCAGGTCTTGATGACATACTTTTAATTGCATTCATTTCATCATCAAGTGTTGGCTGTTTAATATATGCACTAACCCCATTTGATTTTGGTAAATTAACTTTAACTCTTCTTGTTAAAATATCTTCATGTGGATATGGGTTAAAATTGAATGTATCAGACGCAGAAACAGTTACAGAAAAATCTTTTTTACAATTCTTACATGTAATATCATAATTTCTAATATCTTCATAAGTAATATGATAAAGACCATATAACAGAGTATCCCTATCTTTCAATGTAACAAGTTTTAGAAAATCTTTGAATTCTTTAATTGTGTCAGGTTTCTTAACTAAGGTCTCATATAAACACTTATTTAAATGCTCAGTAATTTTAGTAG